GTCCCACGCATTTTCAAGAGCAGTAGGTGACATCGCATCCTGCTCAGAGTGCGGATCATCCACGATGAAAAGATCAGCCCCGCGACCCGCAATCGACCCGCCAACACCAGCCGCATAATATTCACCACCGTCATCCGTCTCCCACCGATACGCCGCCTTACTATCCGACCTTAACTTGACATCAAAGATACCTTGGTAATCCGGCATCTCCATGAGGTTCTTCACCTTCCGTCCAAACCTGACAGAAAGATCAGCCGTATGGGTCGCTTGCATGATCTTCAGATCAGGCCGTCTACCAATCATCCACGCCGGAAACAAAAAGCTGGCAAACTCGGACTTCGTGTGTCTCGGGGGCATGTTGATAATCAGACGTTTCAACTCGCCCCTCGCAACTCGCTCCAGCTTATCCGCAACAATCTTGTGGTGCCGCCCAGCAATGAAGCCGGGCCACATCTGCCTCACAAACTCAAGGAAGTTATCCTTCGCCTTGTCCTTGGCTGTCAGATCCTTCAACCTGTTCATGTACTGGTACATGTTCTTCAGGTCTTCCACAGGAACCTGTGAAAGGTTCTTCAGTAATGTTTTTTGGTCAATGGACAATGGTCATCCCTCTATTGTCCACTGACCAATGCCACAAAAGTCATAACACTTCAATGACTAACGGCAATTCCAACTGGTCGGTGGATGATGGACGTTTGACCTTGGACTTCTTCGCAGCTTTAATAGCCACCAGTCCGGAGTCCCTGTGCAAAAAGATAGGACCCGATGGACCAACGTAAGCACCTGTTACGTTGTACTCCATAAAATCATTGGCCTCTTCCCGTGTCATCCCGTCACGGACTTGCAAAACTTCCTCACACATATTGTAGTCATACACAATACGAGAGTTGTACTCCGGGTACATGCTGTCGCCCACGCCGATGATCGCATAATCAAAGCCATCTGCAAAAAGCGGCTTTTCCTTGTCATCGTATCCTTCGAAGAAATTTATTATATCCTCACGGACAGCTTCTCCGTGATCCAGCATTGTCTGGTACTTCTGTGCATTTTTAAAAGACGACATATTACAAACTTTCTGTTGTACGGGCCGGGGGTCCGGGACCCTAACCCTTATCTACAGAAAAGGGGGGTGGGGGGTCAAGGGACCAATGTCCATTGTCCATGGGATTTTTTGAAAATTGATAATCATATGTGCAAAATCGTGTATGGGGTGCGACGGTGCGATACGGGGGTCGATTTAGGGGGGTCGGGGGTCTGTGGACGAATGCCGCAGCCGATCCTGTTTTCGGCCAAGGGACCCGATAGGTTAGGACGACTGACCTATTGTTGGGTGGGCGATGCGAGTGAGGCCGGCGATAGGTCAGGATGCTTGACCTAGTACTGGTCAGCCATGCGTCAAACGCAATGCAGGTATGCAATAATACTGTTTACATTCTTTTGACCATGTGTCTAAGTAATCAGGTCAGCAGGTGCTGACTAACAACAAAAGGAAAACGACTATGACAATATCCAAGCTTGCCACACTAGCCGTCACGGCTACCGCGTCCATCGACAATGTTCTTTTGCTTCTTGCCAAAGAATTAGAGGCGCACAGGGAATTGATCAACAGCCTCGAAACTCAAATCTTGAATATTCAGGCACGGGAGATGGTCGCAGACGTCTCGAACGACTATAACATCGAGTCTCGCTTTGACCGCATCGAAACCCGTCTTGATATGATCGAGGCACGGGAATGTCTTCGCGAGGTGGACGCCCAAAGATCAAGCTTTGAAAGTCTCAGCGAACGTATGGACGCGGTCGAAGTGTCCGTCGAAGACAAACTTGACGACATGAACACACGTCTTGATCGCATCGAGTGCAGTCTCGAAGACAAGCTTGACTCAATGGATCTCGACGAACGTGTCACGGAAACATTGCAGAACGTCACCTTCACAGTGACTGTTGACTGATCCCAACGGGGGACATCGCGAGGTGTCCCCCACTACTCTCGAAAGGATGACGACAATGGACAATGATCACTCAATTGAAATCGTAGCAATCACAATGCTTCTAACCCCGATCCTTCTTCTTTTAATCATGGGACTATGAACAATGAAAAATCTAATTGGTGACATATTCGAACTGTTTTGTCTGGGCGCATTTGTGACAGGCATTCTGTTTCTCGCAGTGGCAATGGGAGGTTGATTATGGATTCGTTTACAGCAGTGATGATGATCGAAGGTCAGGTTGATGCAGAAGAACATGAAATCTTGGACGCATGGCAATACCTGATCGACACCGGACTAGTCTGGCAATTGCAGGGATCTTTCGGTCGCATGGCACGGGATCTGATCGAACAGGGGATCTGTTATCTACCAAACTCAGAGGAAGCAGCGGCATGACCGAATACAATGGATGGACAAACTACCCGACATGGCGTGTACACCTTGAGATCTTCGACGGGGGAAATTGGGATCGATACTCGGCAGATGATCTTAAAGAGTTTGTGGTCGATCAGATCTTTGCCGAAACTCGCAGTGGGATTGCCCGCGATTACGCAATAGCTTTTTTGGAAGAGGTGAACTGGCGTGAGATCCACAAATCTTTGCAGGAGATCAGCGCAGAAGGGAATAACGAGCAGGAGCGATGGTACGACACATCATTAGAACTTGCGTGAAGACGGAAGGCCTCTGGAAACAGAGGCCTTTTTTATTTGTCAATTTTTTGCGCTATCATATTGCCACTTTACCGGCGCGCACATTCGGCGCGGGCATATTGTTTCTGGTAGTATAGTTGCCACTTTACCGGCGCGGGCATGACCGGCGCGGGCATGACCGGCGCGGGCAGGTATGCATTAAGCGCAGGGCAGGTATGCGTTATGTGTGTTGACATTGTTTTGACTATGTGAGATATTGTTCAAGTCAACGAGAGATTGACGGTCAAAAACAAGGAATCAAAACAATGCGTCCAATATATGAAATAGCAAACGAGATTCGCGCAGACTGGTCCAAACCATACTTTGGCGCGGTTCCATATCTTGAGGCCATGGAAACACTCAAGAGCGCATCGGACAATTATTATTACGACAGCGGGAAAAGCGTTATTCTTTACTTCCTCGCCAATGCTTCTACGTGGCGTGGCGACGTCGCCAAACGAGTAAAAGCAGAATTGAAACAAACCGTAGGGATTAAGTAACATGATAACGAAAGAGCAACAAATTGCGATACTGCGTGTTTACTTGCGAGACACTAGTGAAGCGGAATCCTACTTACAATTCAGGCGCAAGATAATACGCGGTCATGGTTGTCTTATGCTACAATGGAAGGGGATGTGGTTGGGGATAGAACCCGACGGTTACACACATAGCTAAGGAAAGGGGACTTCGGTCCCCTTTTTATTTATCATTTTTTCGCGCTATCACATTGTCACTTTACCGGCGCGGGCATTACCGGCGCAAGACTTCGGGCATAGTATAATTGCCACTTTACCGGCGCGGGCATGACCGGCGCGATGCCATGCGCCAGACGCATACCACCTATGCGTTTATTGCATTTGACTATTTGTTTACTATCGATTAGGATCTAAAGATTGCAAGCACACAGAAAGGAAATCGCAATGCAAAACAGAATTTTTTCGAGCGACAATCCAAAAGCAATTAAGGCGCAAACGTACGGTTGGCGCAATGCTATTCACTATATGGCTCCGGCAAAGCTTGCCGGTGTCGGTGATCTTTGTGGCGACGCAAGCAAGAGTTGCATTGAGTTATGTCTTGGCAAAACATCGGGCGCAGCGACCTACTATCCGTCGGTAATTCGAAGCCGGATTGCAAAAGCACGTCGTTTCATGAAGGAGCGCAAAGCTTACCTAAACGACATGAGCAAATCAATCAAAGCAGAGATCCGTGCATCGGATAGGGCAAACGTCAAGCTTTGCGTGCGTCCAAACGGCTCTACAGACATCCCCTTCGAGGGGATTCGCGACGAGGACGGCTTGACACTCATGGAACGGTTTGCAGAAACGCAATTTACGGACTACACCAAGAGCGTCAAACGTGCGTTAGCGCATGCTCAAGGAAAGATGCCACGCAACTACCATTTGACGTTTTCGAGATCCGAAACAAACCACGATGATTGCTTGCGTGTTTTGCAAGCGGGCGGAAACGTCGCGGTCATCTTTGGGAACGGCTTGCCAAGCACTTGGGAAGGCTATCCGGTCATCAATGGTGACGCGCACGACTTGCGCCACATCGATCCGAAAGGTGTCGTCGTCGGATTGACACCGAAAGGCCCGAAGGCGAAGAAAGATCAGTCGGGCTTCGTCCTTCGCGACTACTGATTTGACATTGGGAGGACGTCCGGTTAACTCTGGATCTCCTCCCAAGGAACGGGTTCGGTTTTTGTTTTCCTTTTCCGAACCCACACTTACCCGCAAGTCGAGCGTCTCCCCGCTCCTTGCGGGTTTTTTTGTGTTCAAAAAGGCGCAATCATAAGGCATTACCGGCGCACAACCGGCGCGACCAAGCCTTGCAAAAACGCAAAGTATATTGGCACTTTACCGGCGCGGCGTTTGCAAATCTGCAAGGTGTGCTTGCACAAATGCAATGAATAATGACCACTTTACCGGCGCGGTTAAAACAAGGTCAGGCGTCCATTGTCCAGAAACCATTGATTTTGCTAGTGTTTTACAGGTATAAATCTCAATAATATCAGCGGATGGACGGCTGACCAAGTTGAAGACGTTTGCAAAAATGCAAGATCGACGGGATTGCCAAGCAATCTGCGGGGGTCGCCACAAAGATGTCTGTATATTAGACTTGGTTCTGACGACCTTGTTTTCAACCCAAAATTCGCCACAATCCATTGCTCCGTTTACGTCCGGAATACCCGCTCCTGCCCATGCTTCAACTCTCGTCCAATGTACTGAATTCTCGGTCTCTTTCTTCATTGAAGAGTACATCTTCTCCTCCGTCGGGAACATGGTCGATCTCCAGTGTGGGCATGGCAACAGCACGCAGGGCGGGGAATTCAGTCACCAGTCTGGCGATCTCCTTCGTGAGGTCTTCTTTGCTCATCTGATCGATCCGGCCTACCAGAACCTCAGAGCGGCTGATGTAGAGACCGGCGGCGGCTCCCCTCTGCTTCTCCGCAGAGACTGCGGCGGGGTAGTTTCCGGCGGCTATCGAAAGGTCACGGATCTTCGCTAACTGCACAATATGGCTGTCGTAGGTAACCTCATGTACCTTTGCGACCTCCGCCCTCAGTTCTCTGACCCGCTCAACGATAAGCGGGTAGGTTCGACCATTCAAGAACTTCGATGCGGCTGTGTGGTAGTCCACGTACCCCGCCTTCTGGGCGGCTTCGCCCTGTGGCAGTCCGTCAATGGCATAGTATCGACAAAACTGCTCTTGCATCTGCGTAATCCCCTTCTCC